AAAATCTACTAATGCTTTTGTACGACTAGCGGCGGCGGCACTCGATTCAGGATTGCCATAGTTGCCTTGCATCAGGTTCTTGACTTCTGCCTGTGACATGCCTTTGATAGCTTCATGCGCTGGGTTCTGGTTGACGTTCTTACCGATAGCACCGATCTGGTTACTCAGCGGAACCCTGTTTTCATAACCCTTAACACCAGCTGCTACTGCATGGCCAGCAAGATCGCTACCGGCAGATAATAGGGCGCCTTGAGCGACACCAGTGGCACCGGCTTTGACATAGTCCATCGGGTTCTTACTGCCAGTCTGGGCGACTCCCAGCATGTTGGAGGCGGCATTTAAGCCACCATTTTCACCGGCACGCTGGATGAATGGTGCGGCTCTTTGGATAAGGCCTGTAGGAGCTGCGCCGGGGGTTGGCAGGGCAGGAGGAGTATAGCCACGGTTTAAGGCGTTATTAAGGCCGCCAAACCCGGCCTGACCTGCGAGGGCGTTACCCATGTTGGCCAGCATGACGTTATTAAGGAAGAATTGGCCGCCTTGAGCGCCGATCTTGAGGGCAGTCTTGGCCGTGCTGTCATTCATATTAAGGCCGGCGCGGTTCAGCTGGTCCTGGAGGAAGCCTTGTTTGATCTGGCTGGCATCCAGGCTGGCGTTATTCTGCCCAAGCTTAGCATTGGGCAGCGGTGCTCCAGTTTGCGGGTTGGTGGTGTAGGCTTTGCCGAGTACGCGCTGGGCGTAATCAGCTTGCTGGTTCATGGCGTTGTTGCTGACTTTGTTTAACCCTGCTGCCGTAACGGATTTCAGGAAAGGTACGTCAGGGCTGAAAAGGTTGTTACCGACATCTGAGCCAAGAGCTTGGCGGCCGGCTTGGGCGGCTTGTTGATCCATGGCGAGGTTGCCGACCCCAACCCGGGCCAGGTCATAAGGCACCTGGGCGGCATTAACCACTCCGGCTGGGATGTTTTTGAGGTAGCCGTAAGCAGCGCCGGCACCGGCTGTTACCGGGTTGAAGTGAGACGGTGCGCTGTTATTAAGTAGCTGCTGTTGGGCGGCAGGGTTATTAGCCAGGACGCCGTAGCGGGCGTTTTGGAGTTGGGTTGGTAACGGCTGAGCCGGGGTTGAGGTTGTGTTAGGGATGTTGACGTTGTTATAACGCATCATCAACGGCATCATTGGCGCCACGCGCATCGGCTGCTGTGGTTGGGGCGGGGGAGCGGCTACCCGGAGCTGCTGCTGAGGCTGTGCAACACCGACCGACAGCTGAGGTTGCTGTGGTGCTGGACGGTTGATGATTGGCGGTGCTGACGGTTGCGGTGTGGGCTGCTTTAGGCCAAGCCACTGTTCCGCATCGTTGACTCCGTTACCGAGCCATGAAAGTAGTCCCACTTATTAGGCTCCTATTGGTTAGGGAAGCGGGCTATTACGCCACCTTGGTTTTGCTGAGTCCAGCCGTAGGGATCGGCACCGTTATAGCCGCCAGGTTGCTGAACTTGGCCAAGCATAGGGTTGCCAGCAGGCTGCTGTAATCCACCGTATAAGGTGGCCGAAGGGTTGTCGTAAGAGTGTTGAAGCATATTGTTCATGCCTAACTCGCCTTGTCCGCCGGCATCCTGTGGATAATACCCTTCAGCGCTCTGGGTGGGTCCGAATGGAACAGTATTGCCTCGGGTCATATATTGCGTAGGAGCTTGTGCTAGTAGGGTATGCAAGGGGCTCATAGGTGGCAAGGCATGGGGAACGTATGGAGCTTGAGCTTGTCGTTGCCCGGTGTTAATGATTACGTCAGGGTGTGGATTCTGATCGTTTTGACCGGGTGTAAAATGACCAGAAGCTGGGCCGATTGGACCATGATCTTGTTGTAGGAATTGTTGGGCTGGTGGCTGGAATGGCCCAGGTTTGCCTTGGTTAAGACCGAGTAATGTTTCAAGTCCGGATAGAAAGCTCATGTTAGGCTCCTTGGGGGATGTTATTCATATTTTTTTGCTGCTGTTGACCGTTCATTAGGACGTCAAGGAAGGGTGAGATATTGCTGGCGGCGCCAGGTGCCTGGTTGAAGGTTGGTGATGCCTGTGGGGCGACGTTGTAGGAGCTCAGGCTAGGAGCTTTGTAAGCAGCTTGTGGGGCCTGCACGACTGGATGGGCATAGTTCTGGCCAAGCTGGGTTATCTGACCGGAAAGTGTGTTGATCTGGTCCTGGTACGGCTGTGCGGCGGCCTGGATGCTTTGGTAAGTTGCACCTGGTTGGGCCTGAGCTCTGGCACTGGAAATGTTAGCTAGTTGTGACAGTAAGCCGGTTTTGTTCTGGTCGATTGAGGCCTGCAAAGCCTTTTGCTGTAAGTCACGCTGGTGGCCAAGGTTGTCAAGGCTGGTATTGTACTGGTTGGTATAGTCGCCGTAGTTTGTGTCTAAGGCTTGCTGGTTCTGGTCGTAGGCCTTTTGGATGCCTTGATCCTGCAGCGAGCCCAGGCGAGCCTCAGCGTAGGGGGCAGCTACGAAGGCCGCGCTACTATCGCCGGCTCCACGCGAGCCGAGTAGCTGCTGTAGAGCGTTCGTACCTTGGCCGACATTGTAAGCGACTTGGCCGCGAGCGTCGACGTTGTTGCTGAGGTCTGTGCCTTTGGTCTGGTTATAATTGCGGTCGGCGATGGCCTTTTGACCGGCCATAGTGTTGTAGCTGGTGTTGTAGGCGTCGAGGATGTTTTGGTTGTCTATAGCTTGCTGGCCGGGCAGTAGACCAAGCTGGCTGTTGACGTTGTTCGTCATATTGTCGTAGTAGGCGTTGATCGCCGGGTCGATTGCCGGAGTGGCTGCGCCCCCACCGCCACCGCCAGTTGTAGCCCCTTGGACTGGGCCAGTGTTGACGGTCGTGCTGGTGGTATTACCTTGGTAGTCAGTAACGGCCGGGCTAGGGCTGTTAAGCATTTGTTGGGTGGGTGTTTGTAAGGGTGAGGTTGAGCCTATAAAAGGGCTAGGCAGGAGTTGCGAGGCGAACGCGCCGGTGGGTTGCATTTATTTGTTCTCCAGAAGTAAGTTATCTTGAATAATCTTACAACGTACTCCCGGAGATACGGGTGAGCCACGCGGTCGGATATGACCTCTGTGTGGTTGCTTTGATGTGAAGTATATCACATCCGCTTAATTATGATATAGCTACGTCAGTTCTAGCAGCTGCCAAGGTGGTTGCCGCCACAGCCGGGTTGATGATGAACGGTACCGGTACCCAGCACCTGGTTGGCTTTGGCGTCGATTTGTGCTCGTTCGGCAGGTGAGGCATAACGGGCGGCGAACGACTTGGCGATCCGGGCGTGAGTTTTATCAGGGATCGGGTATGACCTATTAGGACCAGCGAAGGCTGACTTGGGTAGGGCGTTGCGTTTGGATGCGTTGAGTTTCACGATTGTCTCCAGGTGGTGGCCGAATTGCCACCACCGTATTTAGTTGCTGACTAAGGCAAGCGCGTCCATGAGCCGACGGCGTTGGTAACGTACCAACCGGCGACACCGGTCACACCGGAGCAAACCAGTGTAATCTGGTCGCCAGTGTGAGGGCTGTTAGCAGCAAGCTGCTGAGGACCTTTACCGGTAGCGGCAGTGTAGCCGAGACCAGAAACACCGTCAGCGGCGTTAGGGGCGATAGTGATTAGTGTATCGCCGTTGTTAGGGCCAGCGTTGCGAATCGTGAAAGTGGCGCCAACTAGACCAGATGCGGCTGCAGGTAGGGTAATAGTTGTGGTGCCTGTCACGTTCGTCACTAAGCCACTGTCGGCAGCAACCATCGTGTAGTTCGTGGTTTTGGTCTGTTCGTTGCTCGACAGATAGGAAGGTAACATTGACATAGAGCATGTCTCCTGTTAAGTTAGTGAGTTTTGTTAGTTAGTGCCGGAGTTGTTAGGGTTTCGCAGGTAGTGCGGAACCGTCCCGACGGAGTGCTTGGTGGTACCAAGGGATACTCGCTTGTTGGTGGTGTTGTTTGCCGGCATGTTAGCCTTGGGGCCAGCTTGTTGCTGGGCACCCTTTTGGGCGGCACCGGTAGCGCTGGTGCTGGGAAAGCGCGAGGCTTGTCCGGAACCGAGCTTAACAGGGAAGGTACCGACATTGTTTGCCGGCATGTTAGCGTCCGGCTTAGCGTCGCCCTTGGCGCCCGTACCGGGCTGCCTGGATGGCGAGACGTTTTGGTTCTTGAAGGCCATGGTTACTTACCTTTCTTACTTGCTGTAGCAGCAGTAGAGGCTTCGTCGGCAGTATCGTGGCTGGGTGGGTTCTTTAACTTATCGAGTTCTGACTCCGGGCGCATTGCTGCGTCCACGCCAGCCTCGTAAAGTTTGAAACCAACACGGATGGCAGCGGAGGCCTGATTCTCATCAAGGCAGCCGACAAAATTGCCACTTTCTGGGTCACGATAGAGACCGATCTGGGCTTCGTTAGGGTTTACTTCTGTAGTTGATGGGTTCATTTGCTTTCCTTTTCGGCGTTTAGGATGTCGTCTTTGGCTGCTTGAGCTTCCTCGTCATCCTGTTTAGGTATAGTTGGTGGCTTACTGACTCCCGGCTTGACCGGTGCTTTGATATTTTCATTGGGGACGAGCGGCACTTGGTCGCTTATATCATCGGAGGCGTCCGGCGCCTGCTGCGGTTTTTGTTGGTTGTCTTCTGCCATTAACTATCCTTTCGTTTACTTGGTTTAAGCAATCTTCCACCACCACAAAGCTACGCCATGGTTAGCTGGTACAAAGGCGTCGTAGTAACGGCGACCTTCGACAACCCAGCCGTCAACACCTTGCACTTCTTTGAGGATGCGGAAGGTATCGAACTTGTGAGGAGCGACCAGGACCGTGTTGTGCACGAGCAGGAAGCCGGTATTAGCTGGCAAGTATGTGGTAGGGACTTTAACGATTGTAACACCGTCAACTTCGCCAACTACACCTTTAACCAACATTTCTTGTGCCATGTCGGAAGGCTTGATGAAGTTCGAGTCTTGCTTTAGGAGGGCGTAGGTCGCAGGTGTCACGAAACACACGCGGCCGCTGGCTGGGACCTTAGCGTCGTCTAATTTCTGCTGGGCAGTCAGGAAGCTAGAGTATTGGTTAGATGTGGTGAGGGCAGTCGTCGTAGTCTGGCTGTTAGCGCTGGCAAAAGTTGTCAAAGCGGCTAAGCGGTAGATGTCGGTGTTAGGAACACAAACAACTTCCAGCTGGCGCTGCAAGGTGCTACCGGCTTCAGTTACCATCATTGAATCTTCGTAGTTACCACGATCGATTGAATAGGTAAAGGCACGGTCTTGGCTTAATGTGAATGTTTGCTTGGTAGTGTCAAGTTCGACAAGGCTACCGAAGCGGTTGCTACCGCTGCGGACGTAGGCAGTTTCTGCAACTGTTGCTACACCGTAGATGGTAACGGCATTAACGCCTTCGTAGTCGAGGCGGATGCCCTTGTTGATGACGATGTCGGTCACACTGTTGACGCGGAAGACTTCGTCGATCGTCTTCTGATATTTGGCAGCATAGTTTTGGGCCAATTTCTCATCCTTCTTTCAAGTTTGTCAATATTCTTTTAAGCTTATACCTATCCGCATTTATGTCCCTGCATTGACGACAGAGACGCGATCCCCGTTTTGGGTGTATGTAGGTATTGGCATTGGTGAAGTTGTGCCCATGGATACAGTGAGTTTTGCGGGCGTTCTTGCCGCTGAAGCTTTCGCCTCGTCGTAAGTTTTCACTCATTGTCACGATCTCAAGGTGGGCTGGGTTGATACATGCTCGATTCCTACATAGGTGGTCGAGACACATATCAGAAGGTACGTCGCCAATCGCCAGCTCGTAGGCCAAGCGGTGAGCCATAAAGCCTCGCTTGCCATACTTACCGTAGCCGTTTTCATACATACTGCCTTGCCATATCCAGCAGTTCTGTCCTATCTCAGCATTGCTGAAAATAGTCTGTGGATCGTATTTTTCTAGCTGTAATGTACGGTAGGCCATTGATTATCCGGCACCGTCTAACCCTTTGGTTAGGCCGGCCAGGAAGGGGTCAACCTTCTTTTCCTTGGGTGGCGTACTGCTGCTTGGGTCAGCACTGGCAAGCATCTTCTCGGTTGCCCTCTGGCCATCAATTTGACCTTGCTGCCTCGCGGCATTAGCGTTCAAGGAATGAGCGTCGGCGATGGTTTTGTAAAGTTCGTAAGGTGACGAGTGAACGCCGATGACTATGCCTTTACCGGTCGGTTGACCATTGGGGCCATACTCAGGGACGTTGTTGTCACGGATCAGATTACGCTCCAGCAAGTTTGCAGCCTGAGCGGCAATTTGCGGTTGGTAGTCCGGTGAGGTGGGGTTGAAGAGCGAGAAGTCACGCAGGACCTGCTGGGCTTCGGTGCCTACTTGGAATTGGGCATCGGAGATCTGCTGGTTATAAGCGTTGATCTGCATCGACTCTTCCATGGCGGTGATCCGGGCGTCACTGGCGCTCTGCCCTTCTTCTGCCATGATCTGCGAAGCGCTGCGTGGGGCGTATACCTGGGACGTCAGCTGTTCGACTTCCGACCGTAAGGCGTTACGTTGACCAACGAGGTCGCGGATTTCGGTGTTGAGCTGCTCTTTGCGTTGCTCAGCTACCGGCGGCTTCTCGACAGGCTGTTCCTCCGGTGGTTGCTCCTCGGGCTCGGCTTCCTGATCAGGGTCGCTGGGCGCTTCGGCTTCACCTTCATTGGGTGTCTGCTGATTGCCTTCAGGCTGCGTTTCTTCGGGTGACGATTCCGCTTCGGTAGTGCCTGTGTCTACCGCTTCTTGTTTTACGTCTTCCTCTTCGGCAAAGTCTGCCGGGTCGAGGGTAATAGTTGGCTCATCTTGGGCCATGGTTTCTCCTTTGTTTACGTCTTTAAATCACTGACGAGGTGGGAGTTGAGGGCTCCGATCCGGACGTCAAGGGGGCTGGACGGCCGGGTCGCAGTGCTCAACTATTTGGGGATGTTCAGCACTCCTTTCCAGTAATTTATTTCAGCCTGCAGGTTGATGGCGGTCTCCTTATTAGCGATTATCCGGGCCTGCAGCAGGGCAGCGTCGCTGATTACGGCATCGGTAATAGATAAGTTGGACTGGAAAAAGGCCACTTGTTTTTCGAGGCGGTCAATGACGTCTTGCAGGATATTCTCATTGGCCTTGGCTTTCGACCGGGCCTTGCGGCGCCGCTCGGTCTTCTCCTGTGGCTCAGATGGCATAAAGTACATGCCGTCGTTGGGGTACATTTCGTCGCCGGCGTAATCATCCATGGCTTGGTACCGCCTGTATCATTTTAAGCACTTCCTTGGCGCTGTAGCCGTGATGCAGCATTGCCAGGGCTTGGCCGGTCATCTGTGGCGGGACGCCAAGCTTCTGTAGCTGCGCGAGGTATTTGTGGTCTTCTGGTGTCAGGTTATCGGACGGTTGGCCGGTTGGCTGCTGAGGCTGGGCTTGTTGCTGGGCGGCTTGAGCTCTGGCGACGTCGAACTGGCCGACGTTGCCGGCTTCCGGATTGACCATTTCGCCGTCAGCGCCGATGTCTTGGCTGGCTTCGTCGGTGTTACCGTTATCACCCTCATTGGCTTGGCTCTGGGTTTGCTGAGCCTGCTGCTGGCCTTGAACCTGGATTTGGTTCTGGGCTTGGTTTTGCTGTGCGGCTTGTTGCTGACTTTGAGCGGCTAGTTGGTTCTCGGTCTGATTCTGGGCGGCTTGTTGCTGCATCTGGGTTTGCTGGTTATTTTGATCAGTCATGCCTTGCAGGACGTCGTGTTGCTGGTTTAAGGATTTGAGGTTTAAGTTCTGCTGGGTCGGGCTTACCTGGTTGCTGGGGATGCCGATAGCTCGCAGCAGTTCCTGTTTGCTGTCTTCCGGCAGGTCGGTGAACTTGATCTGCAGCGTTTCCATAACTTTGACCAGTGGGTGATTGTCCAGGCTGTTGGCAGCGCTTTCGCCACCGACACGGCCGCGGACGTTGGGATCCATCAGGATGCCTTGCATCAGGTCTTGTTCGGTGACGGTAATGCCGGCGTTACGCAGGAACTGGATTTGAGCAGCTGGTGGTAGGTCCTGGTAGGCGACGTCGAGCTTCGGTCGGTCCATAGCCATCGGCGGCGGTGCTTGCGGCGTGCCGTCGGGGTTTTTCGGCATATCGGTCAGGATCTTGTCGATGTTCTTGAGGTTGAGCTTCTCGTATAACTGCTTATAAACTTCGCCAAGGTTCATGGTCTTGCCGGCTTGCTGGATGTACTGCAGGGAGTAGGGGTTGCCGGCGACGTCGGCAATTATTTCTTTCAGCTCGGCAATTTCTTCCTGGTTGTCTTTGACTTCGCTGCTGCCTGGGTCGATAAAGAATTGCAGGTCTTTGACCTCTTCGTCCCAGTCAATGCGGATCTGGTTCTCGGGGCTGACGAGGTTGTCGCCGTTCGGCAAGTCACGGATGAGGTCGGCCGTCTCGGCGTCCAGTTGAAGCTCTTCGATGCCGTGCTTTTCAGCGAAATATAGGTTGAGCTGGGTCTCGAAGATGCGCTCCAGCCAGGCTTCGGTTTGCTTGCGGATGTAGTTATCGTCGACGTTGACAACGTCCACGGCCGTTTTGACGCCGGCGGTGGTCTTGCTCATGCCGGGGTTGCCACTTTGCGCTGAGACATCCGGGTTGGGACTGGATAATAGGTTCATCAGCTGGGATTTCATCAGGCCGTAGTTGCTGGGGAAAGACTGGATGGCGCTGCTGTCGATCTTAACTGGCTCATAGGCAGCATTGGGGTTGGAGCCAAGGTCGATCAGGACGTTGGGCGCAAACTTGGCCTGGTTATCATTCCACTCGCCCTTTTTGATCATCGGCGGGTTGAGCATCAGGGCGCGGTTGTACTGGTACATCTGGACTTCACTGTCCATTAAGTTCTGCATGGCACCGACGAGCTCTACAAGTCCCCTCCCCAGAGGATTGGAGCCGTCGGTGTCAGCATACAAGTAGTGGACGGGGATCTCGCCGCGCGGGTCTTTGTTGATACGTGTGCGGACGACTTTGTTGGTTGGGACGTGGACGGAAAAGAAACTGCCGCCGATGCCGCGCTGGAAGCAGTGCATGATCTCCACGCCGCCACTGCGGTTGTTCTTGTCGCGTTCGGCCGGGGTGACAGAGTAGTCGTCCTTCTGGGAGATAAAGTCTTCGATGTCGCTCAAGGCTTGCAGGTCCCAGCCGGAGTTGTACTCTTCTTTGCGCTCTTCAGCTTTGCCTTTCAAGTTCTTTTCGCGGTAGATCAGGGCTTTGATGTCGTTCGGTTGGTACCAGGCGCGCATCAGGATGTAGTTGCTGTCGAGGTCGCTGATCTTGCCTTTCTCCAGGAAGACGTCGCGGATGTAGGGCAAGGTCATGTCGGTGCCGAAGTAGGTGCCGCGGTTAATAAAGGGCACGTAAGCCGGCTGGGAGCCGTAGGTTAGGGCTTTGCTGACGCCGTTCCAGCATTTCTGCAGGAAGGTGTACTGGCTATTGGCGTTGAGCAGGATCTGGTGGTTGAGGATAAAGCCGGCAACGGGTGTCAGCCAATCAAGTCCTGGCGATTTAGCAAGGCCGGTTGGCAGCTGCTGCAGGATGCGCCGGGGAGTTTTCTGGATGACGCCGGCGGTGGTGCCGTCAGTTACTTTCGGGTAGGACTTGTCGATGCCGGGGTAGGGCCGGTTGCGGGCGATGCGCTCGAACTCGGTAAAGGGCTCGAAGAGTGGACGCATGTACTTTTTGGAGTCGTTGATCGCGTCAAAAACTGATTCTTCATCCAAGTATTGAAAAGCCACTAGATCATTGGTTGCCAGTCAGCATTTGCGCCCGTCTGTCTTGGGTAGCGTGTGCGTTTGTCGAGATTATATCACAATCTCCGTATATGTTCGTATCACGTAATAGCCGTCCGGCATGTCGCTGCGATACTCGATGCCGAAGCTGGGTACAGTTTGCGGTTCCTTGGGGTTGACGTACAAGCTGCCGTCAACCTTTTTCTGGTCGATCATGTCACTGAAGAGCAGGAACTGGGTCATTTCGTCCTGTTTGTTGTTGACCTTGATGCGGATGCAGTAGCGCTTAACCCGGCGAGTGATCTCAAAGTCGCGAATGTTGCTGACCACTTCCACGGTTGATTGATGCTTGTCGAGGAAGGTTGTCTCGGTTTCGGTGCCGTAGCGGGTCATTTCTTTACTGGCTCCTGTTTTTTAACGCTGTAGTGAAACTCTTTATCGGTTATCCAGGTGAACTTGATGCGGTGAGTGCAGCCGTGATCTTTGGGCCAGCGCTTGACGACCCAAGCTTGCATCTGCTCGAAGGCGCCGGTTGGGTTCTCGTTGTCTTTGAGGACGAAGTCGCGCTTGGTGTCAAGGTTGCACTTCTTGCACTCGCTGCGGAGGGTGTGGATATCCAGGTACCTTGGTTTGCTCATTGGTAGAAGCTCCACATGCTTGCGAGGTTGCCGGTCTTGACGGGTGTTTTCTTTTCAACTCTTGGGCGCAAGCTTTCCAGGCCGTAGCGTGCAGCGTCCAGAATGTGATCGTTGCCACCTTCCGGGGTGTTGAGGATCTTGCCGTTCTTGTCTTGCTTCCAGAAATAGGTTCGATACTCTTTGATCAGGTTAAGGCTGTGACGGGTAACGCTGACACGCTGGTCCTGCAGGTATTTGATGCCTTGGTTGAGACTGCCTGGTCCTTTGTTGGCGCCAATGACGTTGACGCCGTAGCTGGCCAGTTCGTCGATGCTTTTAGGCTCGGCACTGTCGGCAACGATCAGGGTGTCGGGATGATCCATGTTCTGCAGGTACTGAGCGATCTGGCGGTTGCTCATGCCCTTCTGGTAGAGCCGTTCGTCGAGGATAATGCCGCCGTTATGGTGGTAGATGTCAACTAAAGCGTTAGGGTCATACGCATAGCCGAAGTCCAGACCGCGACGCTCTAGTCGTGCTTCATGCGGGATGTCGTCGATGATCTTCCAGTCGGTAAAGATGCGGCCTTCCACTTCGCCGAGTTGACCAAGGCCGTAGACTTGCCACCACATTTTGTTGTGACGGTGAGATTCAATCTCAGCGACGCTGATAGGGTCGAGCGCTTCATTGTCGAGGTAGGTAAGGGTTATAAAGTCAACGTCGTTCCGGGTGGGTTTCATGTCGGTGTAGAACCAAAACTCTTCGGACGGGTTCCAGTCCATCCAGACTATTTTGCGGGTACGAGTGATGAGCTGGTCGACGATCTTGTAGTCGAGGTAGTTTGCTTCGTTGATGTAGAGTACATCGCGCCGGGGTCCGTGAGCTTTGCCGTAGGTATCAATCGCCAAGAACTGCAGTTTGGTCCCAGTCTCGAACGTGTAAGTGTGCTTGGTGTCGTGCCAAAGGTCTTGCTTCCAGTAGCCACGGTCGCGCATGATCGCTTGGAAGTCGCGCATGGCACCATCTTGCAAGTTAGGGTATGACTCGGAGACAACGCTGACTAACTCGTTTGGTACGCTCTGAGCGTAGTCGATCAACCAGAACAGGATGGATATGGTCTTACTGGCGGATGTGCCACCGGAGACAGCTCTGATCCTTCCCTTCATGGCGAAGATCTTGTCAGTGGCTGTGGTGCGGCTAAAGCTCATCAACGACTCCCAGCTTGTCCATCACTTCCGGCCAGTTGTAGAAGGTTAAGGCCTTATCGTCGATGTAGTAGTCAGCGTGAGGCTTGCCGACGATGTTGTGGTAGTCGATGTCGTAGTGCTCCAGCCAGTCAGCGATTGCTTGCATGCCGGTCTGAGTATTGGCCATAGTGCTGTGGATAATAATCGTGTTGCCGGCGTCGTAGAGGTCCATCAGTGCTTCTTGTGCGCCGGGTAGTGGTGCGCCCATCTTCTTGCCGTCTAGCGGGTTGCGCTTGTCGTGGATGGTCTGGTCAAAATCAACGGCCAGGATCATTTTTTCTTGAAGGCTATGTTAATAACTTTTTGGGGTGGATCTTTGGGTAAATCGAGTTGTGGCACGCTATATGTGGTGGTTGAGGTTGTCTTGGGTAGTGGGTTAAGGGTGCTACCTCTGTTAATTTGGGTCGTCGAATGTAGATTGTGCGACGTAGTGCTGATGGATTGGGTGTTTAATACTTTATCTGACATAGGGCTATTGTGTTTCCCCGGCATTTTGCGATACCTCGCCATCAATTTGCTTGGGTTTAACGTCAGTTGTGGTGTTAAGGCTGACGCTCATGCCACCGAACAGTGGGGTTGGTAGTTCCTTGCCATCAGAGGTCAGGTCAAGTTTAGCGCCATACTTGCGGGGTTTCATCTTCTCCATGAGCCACTTGCGGGTTTCAACGCGGAGCCGGGAGCGTTGGAGGGCTTCTCCGTTGGTTATCCAGACCGTGTCACCTCCGTAATTGGCTTCCATCCAGTCGTTTGAGCCATCGTCGGAAATGTCTAGGATGTCTTCGTGGAAGCTCTCTGATCGCTCCTCTGTTGCGCGTGTGTATAGGTCGAGAAACTCTTTATGCTTGCCGAACCAGGTGAATATAGTCTGCGGATCAGGCATTCCCTCTTGTTTGCAGGCTCGCTTCAGCGACATGCCGGAAGCAATCAAGGTGCAGAACTGCGTGGCCAGTTGCTCACTGTACTTGCTGGGTCGTCCCATGCGAACAACTTCGCCTTCTACCGGGAAAAGCTTATCACTGCTCTGCCCTTCTGCTTTGACCTCAGCGTAGATCTCTCGTTTGCGTTGGACACTGAGGCGCTCTTTGCGGGCTTCGGAGAGGGTTGCCTTGCGGTTATTCTTACCGGCTGATTTTTTGAGGGCTGACTTCGCTGATATCACCTTCGCGATCGGGATTGCCGTTAGATCCTCTGAATTGTCTTGCCCCTTTGCCATTAGTGTGAATTATATCACAGCTCACAGGCACAAGTTTTGGATTTGTAGTCACACCAGTCAGTGTTTGTTTTTCTGAGCTTCTGTCGTACTGCTTCACGATACTTCAGGTCCTGGATTTTCTTAGCCCAGTCGGGTGATGAGTCTTTGATGATCCGGTTGATTTCGGCCTGGATGGAATATTGACCCTGGCACTTGCCTTCACCGGTTGCTTGATAAGTTCTCATTCGCCTGTCCTCCATGATTCGAGCTTCTTGATTTCATGCTCGTTTGTGATCTTCTCTAGGTTTGGGGGTAGTGGTGTGGTCATTGGGCGACGGAATGCAGCCATTACTGGGCCTGAGCCGCTGTCGTCGTTACCGAGGAGTTTGTATCCGATGCCTTCGTGGGATAACCCGCGGACAGTCTTTGCCATTTCCCCGGTGAAGTAGCCTTTGACCCATTCGGCTGGCATTGGCGGGTTAGACTGTGACATTGCGGAGCAGCT